GACGATTTTGTGTGGAAAACCGTTAGCATGAAACTCGATAAGTATAAACCCTTTTTGTTAAATAATATTAACCTCGCAAAGTATAAACAAACCCTCAAGGAGATAGTTGTTCAATGAGTGATTTTTTCGACTCTGAAATAGTTAAAGAAAGTCTTGATGACATTAAAGAACTTCAAGATCTAGTTCAGACTAGCATCATTGACACTGCCTTTGCTCCTATTACTGGATATCAGGAAGATGAATTAGAACAACTTGATTTAATAGAGGAGTTATTAGAGAAACAAAAACTCATGTATTTTCGATGCAAACTTTCAGAAGATAAGGATGCATTGTTAGTTGCTGAAAATATGAGAGACTCTTTGAGACAGATGGGCATGCCTAGAGGTGCGACTGTAGAACAG